AGCCCCTAAGGGTCGATTGGGCGGGTTTTTTATGCGCGCGGTGTAAAAGTTGGGGTAAGTAAGCGCGTTCGACGGGCGTCGGCCTGGCCGGGCGAATGAGACGGGGCAATCAGAGGTCAGAGGATGGCGGCGAATGGGACATGGGCACGGGACCACCGCGAGTTACCGATCGGCATCGCGAGCTGGCGCGATCGGCACGCGAGAAGAAACGCCGCGGTCAGCCGGTCAATCGCCAAGAGGCCGCCGCGCTGGAGCGGGTGACCGACGAGGCCGAACTCTCGGTGTTCCTTCGCCGCGCCGATCGGATGCCGAAATGGCTCTGGGTCAAATGGTCCAATCGCCAGCACAAGACGATCGGCGAGATGGCCGAGCGTTACGGGATGCCGGCCCTGGCCGAAGAGGTCTCGCTGCCCACGGTGATCCGCTGGCTCTACGATTTCCTCGCAGCCAACGCCCGCAAGCTGTCGGCGACGGAGGGCGAGGACCCGATGAGCGGCGAACTCAGCCCGGCCCTGGAGCGATGGCGCGAGGAAAAATGGCGGCTGGCCCGGCTGGAGCGCCAAGAGCGGGAAGAGACGCTTGTCGTGTGCGACGTGGTCCACGACGGCCTGGCGGCGATGGCCGGCATTCTTCGCGGGCTGGCCGAGACAATGCAGCGACACTTCGGCCCGGAGGCCCATCAGTTGGTCGACGAGGCCATAGACGATTGGGAGCGGGAGCTTGCTCGGCAGCTTGATACTAATGATCGCGACGACGACAATCCATCCGACGTGGCATGACGCCGGCCCGCGGATCCGCGCCACGACCCGGGCCGAACTCGGCTGGACCGTCCGCGCCTCGCGCGCCCCGCGCCTGCGGTCGCTGCGCCAGTTCGCCGAGGACGAGCTGGTCATTCCCGAGGGCAAATATCGCGGCCTGAAGCTCCGCATCCACCGACAGCCCTACGTCGGGCTGCTCTACAATGAAATGGCACCGGGCCGCTGGCGCCGGACGGCCATCGTCGGCTGCGTCCAGGCGGGCAAAACCTTCTGCGGGTTCGTCGGTCCGATCCTCTGGCATCTCTTCGAGCATCGCGAGACCGTGATCTGCGGCGTTCCCACGATGGACGTGAGTGCCGACAAATGGCGGGACGAGATCCTGCCCGCCATCCGCGAGTCCCGCTACGAGTCGCTATTGCCGAAGATCGGCCCGGGCAGCCGCGGGGGCACGGGCAACCTGACGGCGGTCAAGTTCCGACACGGTCCCACGCTCAAGTTCATGTCGGGTCACGGCGGGGACGAAAAGCGGTCGAGCTTCACTTCCCGCGTCGTGGTCGTCACCGAGGCCGACAAGATGGACGAGGCGGGGGAGAGCAGCCGGGAGACCGACCCGGTCTCGCAGCTCGAGGCTCGGACCGCCAGCTACGACGCGCGGGAACGGCGGATGTACCTGGAATGCACCGCGTCGATCCCCACCGGCCGGATCTGGCGGGAGTACGTCGCCGGGACCGAGAGCCGGATCGCCTGCCCGTGCCCGCACTGCGGCGAATATGTGACGCCCGAGCGGGAACACCTCCACGGCTGGGAGGACGCCGCGACGAAACTCCAGGCCCAGCGCGTGGCGTATTTCGTTTGCCCGGCCTGTGAGAAACCGATCGACGACGATCAACGCAACGAGATGAATCAGCGGGCCGTGCTCCTCCACCGCGGCCAGTCGATCGACGCCGCCGGCCGGATCACCGGCGAGCCGCCGGAGACCGACACGCTGGGGTTCCGATGGAACGCCTTCAATAACCTATTTTGGTCGATGGGGGCGATCGGCGCCCAGCACTGGTCGGCCGCGCGAGCCGAGAACGAGGACGCCGCCGAGCGCGAGCTGCAGCAATTCTATTGGGCGAAGCCTTGGACCTCGCCCGACTTCGACGACACGCCCCTCTCCAGCGCGGCGGTCACGCACCGGGTGCGCCGCTACCCGCGCGGCATTTTGCCCAACTCGACCACGCACTTCACGGTCGGCGTCGACCTGGGCAAGTACCACGGCCACCTGGTCGCCCTGGCCGGGCTCTCGGACCGCAACCTGCACGTGCCCGACTACCAGGTGTTCGACGTGCCGAGCAGCTCGTTGGGCGTCGAGCAGGCGACGCTGACGGCCCTGCGGACGCTGCGGGAACTGATCGAGGAAGGCTGGGCCACCGAGGACGGCGCGCGGCGGACGCCCGACCGCGTGGTGATCGACGCGCGGTACCAGATGACTTCGGTCTTTGCCTTCATTCGCGAGTCGGGCCGGCGCTGGCTGCCCGCGTTGGGCCACGGCGTCTCCCAGGCCCGCCGGCAGTTCTACAATCGGCCCAAGAAGACCGGCGCCGTGGTGAAGTACATCGGGGAGGAGTACCACGTCGCGTGGTTCCCCAAGGATCGGGTCTTCGTGCTGGAGTCCAACGCCGATCACTGGAAGAGCTGGACCCACCAACGCCTCGCGGTGCCGATCGCCGACGGGCTCGGCGCGATGGGCTTCTTCCACGCCATGCCGCGGGAACACACCTCGATCGCCAAGCACATCACCAACGAGCGGCTCGTCAAGGAGCACGTGCCCGGGCGCGGCCTGGTCGATCGCTGGGTCAACGAGGGCCGCAAGCCGAACCACTATTTCGACGCCCTGTACCTGGCCGGCGTGGGCCTGCACCTGGCCGGCTTCCGTCTGATCGACGCCGCCGAGCCGGCCCGACCGTCGGCCGCGCCGCCGAGCCGGCGGATCGGCGTGCAATCCCCCCAACAAATCATGGAAAGGATGCAGTAATCATGTCCAAGACGAAACGCGCACCCCAGGCCGGCGAAGTAGCGACGACCGCCCCCAACCCCGATTTACTCGAGCTGATTGAGCGGCTCGGGATCACCGAAGACTGGGCCGGAATGCCCATCTACGAATTGATCGCCGCGGCGGCGGCCACCGACGATCCGACCGGGTTCTTGAGCATCCATGCGCCGCAGCCGGAGGAGGGAGAAGGCGAGGGGCGAGGGGCGAGGGACGAGGGGCGAGGGGCGAGGGACGAGGGGCGAGGGGCGAGGGACGAGGGGCGAGGGGCGAGGGGCGAGGGGCGAGAGGCGAGGGGCGAGGGGCGAGAAGACCTGACGCCGGCCGCGGCGCGCCAGCCGGTCGCGCTGAGCCGCGTGGTCGCGCCGCTGGCCGACCCGCCGGCCGACCCGAGTGGACGGGAGATCCCCTGGCCGCGACCGCGCCACGTCGAGGTAGGCGCCCTGTCGCTCGACGAAGCCGTGACGCTCTATCGCCTCCGCGAGGGCCTCAGGGCCGAGCACGCGACGCTCGCCAACGGGCGGTTCATCCAGAGCAACGCCGACGCGATGCGCTGGCTCTTGCAGCAGGCCGGCGGGTAAGGAGAGAATGAATGTGGCGCACAGCCGACCTCCTATGTTCGGATTTAGTGACGGCGCGTGCTTGGGCTTGGCCGCCCGACGCGGGGTACACCTCGCGGCCAGAGCGCGCCGTATTCCGCTGACTTCGAGGCAAACGGATGGACGCGGATCAGAGAACCGGCAGATCGAAGAGGAAGACCAACGCGGCCAGGGCGATCAGCAGTAGAATGAATCGCCAGTCGAGGGCTTCGGAGTCGGGATCGTTCATGGAGTCGAGTATAGCATGACCGTAGAGCGGATCAAGGAATTGAGGCCTCGCCATGATTAACGAACCGAAGGGCAGTGGGCAGTAGGCAGTATTTCTCGCGAAATGGAGAACGCCGACATGGCCAAGAACCGTCCGAAACGGGACCCCAGCCCCGAATCCCCAGCCTCCGGCCCCCCGCTGGACCACATCGCCGAGTCGCTGCGGCCCTTGGCGGTCCCCCTGGCCGACCTGCATCTCGATCCGCAAAACGCGCGGACGCACGACGAGAACAATCTGCAGGCGATCGCTGGGAGCCTGAAGCGGTTCGGGCAGGTCAAGCCGATCGTCGCCCACCGCGAGACGGGCGCGATCGAGGCGGGCAACGGGACCTATCTGGCCGCGCAGCGGCTGGAGTGGACGCACCTGGCGGTGGTCTACGTCGAGCACGACGCGGCGGCCGCCCGCGGCTTCTCCATCGCCGACAATCGCACCGCCGAGCTGGCCGCCTGGGACGAGGAAGCGCTGGGCGAGATGCTCGATCAGGTCCAGGAAGACGCCCCGGAGTTGTTCCGCGAGCTGCTCTTGGACCAGTTTCTTGCGGAAGAAGAGGCGGAGGAAGAAGAGCCCTACGAAAAGACGCCGCCCACGTCGGCCTACCAGGTGATCGTCGAGTGTACGGACGCCAAGGACCGCGAACGCCTGGTGGAGAAGCTCCGCAAGGAAGGCCGCCAGTGCCACGTGGTGACGTGGACGTAGAAAGAGATTCAACCACGAAGGACACGAAGGGCACGAAGAAGAAAGGATAGAACCACGGATGAACACGCATGAACACGGATGGCAGCGATGTCTTATCAGTGTTCATCCGTGTTCATCCGTGGTTGACGTAATTTCCGCCCGTTTCTGAAATCTCGCCCTAACTCCTCGCCCCGCCCCGACTTACGGCGATCTTCCTCCAAGCAAGAAAACGGCCTGTTTGCACGGAATTCCCGGGGTCTGGCGAGCAAATTTCCGGCCCTTCCGGCGTTTCCGGCTCTTCCGGCCGCTCTTTCCCCTTCTTGGGCCCGGCTCCGCGGTGAATGATGCAAGCATGTCGACGCTGAGCAGCTCCAGCACACTGGCCGAGATCCAGGCCGCCTACGACGACAACGCCTCCTACGAAGAGGACGGCGACGCCACGAAGGCCGCGGCCTTCATCACCGCTTGCCGGATGCTCTTGCGTCGCATCCCGCGGCGGGTCTCGCACGGCGGGCGCGGGGCCGAGGAGATCGAGACCTCGCCCGAGCAGCTCCGCGAGGACATCGCCGACGCCCACCGGTGGCTCTGCGCCCACGGCGGCAATCGTCGGCCCGTTACCGTCGCCAGCTTCGAGAACTTCCGCGACTGACGACTGACAACTGACAACTGACGACTCCCATGTTCCGCCGCCAGCCGATCACGCGAGGTTCGACCGCCGAGACGTTCGAGTCGCTGCGCGCGGACTACCAGGCGGCGAAGAGCCACCGGTACCGGCGGCGTCGGACGGGGGTCTCTCCGGCGGGCAGCGGCGCGGACTACCACTATCGCAGCGAGGGCGACTACCTGCGGATGATGGAATACGCCCGCGATATGGACCGCAACGACGTGATCGTGGGCCAGACGATCGACCGCGCGGTGGTTAACACGATCCAGGACGGGTTCGCGCTGGACACCCGCACCGGCGACGAGGGGCTCGACCGGGACCTGGCCGCCCTCTGGTCGGACTGGTCGAGCGATCCCGAGCAGTGCGACATCGCCGGGGAACTCGCCTTCGCCGACATGGAGCGGCTGGCCTTCCGCCAGATGATCGTCGACGGCGACGTGCTGGCGTTGCCCCAGCGCAGCGGGTCATTGCAGATGGTCGAGGCCCACCGGCTGCGGACGCCGAGCAACACGAAGCGCAACGTGGTCCACGGCGTGCTGCTGGACGACGTCCGCCGCCGGCTGGAGTACTGGCTTACGAAGGACGACATCGACCCGATGAAGTCGCTCGCTCGCGTGTCGGACACGAAGTCCTACCCGGCCCGAGACGACCAGGGCTACCGGATGGTATTCCACATGTACCATCCGCGTCGCGTGAGTCAGACCCGGGGCGTGACGGCGCTGGCCCCGATCTTCGACGTGACGGGCATGTTCGAGGACATCAATTTCTCCAAGATGATCCAGCAGCAGGTCGTAAGCTGCTTCGTCGTCTTCCGCGAGCGGGAGTTGGGCTTCAACTTGGACGTCGACGTCCCGCGGGGCGAGCGATCGACCATGACGCTCGCCGACGCCACGACGCGGACGGTCGAGGGCTTGGCCCCGGGCATGGAGATCCCCGGCCTCCCGGGCGAAAAGCTGCGGATGGATTCGCCGAACGTGCCGAATCCGGAGTTCTTTCCGCACGTCAAGCTGATGCTGACGCTGATCGGCGTCAATCTCGGGTTGCCGTTGGCGGTCGTTTTGCTCGACCCGAGCGAGACGAACTTCTCCGGCTGGCGCGGGGCGATCGATCAGGCCCGGCTCGGGTTCCGCACGAACCAGCGGGCCTTGATTCGCCGGTTCCACGCGCAGGTCTACAAGTGGAAGGTCCGTCAGTGGGCGAAACTCGATCCGGCCTTGCGGCGCGTCGGCGAGAAAGACGGCGTGAATCTTTTCGAGCACCGCTTCAACCCGCCGAGCTGGCCCTACATCGAACCGCTGAAGGACGCCGCGGCCGACCTGTTGCGGATCCGCAACACGCTGATTTCCCAACGCCGGCGATGCGGCGAGCGGGGCATGGACTGGGACGAGCTGAGCACGGAGATCGTCGACGACAACGCCATGATCATCCGCAAGGCCCAAAAGAAGGCCGAGGAGCTCAACGCCGAATTCCCGGGCCTCGGCGTCACCTGGCGGGAACTGGCCAGTCTGCCGACGCCCGACGGCGTCAACGTCAAGCTGTCCGCCGCCGGCGACGAGCGATCCCAATCCAACCGACGCGAGGATCCCGACAATGAATGAGC